ATATTAAAAGAACTCGTGTTTAACTAAATTTGCTGGATTCAATGCCTTCTCTACTCTCGCTTCGGCAATCTTAAAATATTCTTCTTCTCTCTCTATACCTATGTAATTTCTTTCTGAAATTACGCAAGAAATTGGAGTTGTGCCACTTCCCATAAATGGATCTAAAACTATATCACCTTTACGACTTCCAAGTGTAACTAAATAACTCATTAATGTCATAGGTTTTACTGTTGGATGGAAATTAGCTACAGGGGGACTTCTCCATCCACAAGGACATAGAGTTATTTTATGAGTTGGACAGATTTCATTCATTACATGATTATCTCCACTTGAATGAAGTTTTTTCTTTTTCTCAAAATTTTCCAATCCCATATTCTTTTCAGACTTACTTGCCTTGGGAACAATCAAAAATGGAAATGTATTTCTAACTTCTTCTGGTAATCTACTCACTCTATGTTTCCACCACTCATCTAAACTATAATACCTACTAAAATCTCCCTCATCTCCTTTACCTGGATTCTCTCCTGTGCCTTCTTCATCATATGCCCAACCACCACTATACATATTATTTGTGTTTTGATATGCTCGACCACCCGTTGACTTAGTTTTCTTACCAGTATCTAATACATTATCACTTACTAATAGATTGGCGGCAAATCTACCGAATGGTGATGCTTCTGCTGTATCATTTTCTTCACTCTTAAATCCACTCTGTTTAAATACATTGTGGTCTGTGCGTGGTTGTCGTTTTGTTATTTTAACTTTTTTAGTGGCTTTCTTTCCCCATAAATTTCTACCATCTTTGGTTTCAGATTGTTCTGTATCTCCAAATGCTGAAACTCGTTCATAGGTATCTTCTTCTCCCCATTTATCCCATCCTCGTTCTTCTGAATAGTTTTCTTTACTATTTTTATCACTCACATACTTTTCATAATCACTTTTAGATTTTCGTGCTGGTTTATCCCAACCACCACCATACATTTCATCTTTTCGTTTTTCTATAAATTTTTGGTGTCCTGCCACATTGTCTTTATCAAATTGTTCCTCATCATTCATACCTGCAAATGGTATTCTACAATCATCTAACCAAGTTACACCTTTACCATTATCAAGTGCTTGGTCTACATAACCCATTTTCTTATCCAACGGTTTCATTGCCACAATCACGACTTCTACTGCTGGTTTTGGTTGGTATCCTGCGTAACTTCCATCGAGTTTTTTAGCCTCGTCTGACTTTGGTTCTGTTATATCCCATTCTCTATCCCATGTTGTATCTGTATTGTGAGCGGCACTCTTTGGTTCTCTTATTTTACTTTTATCTTTAAGTGTTGGATGTTCTCTCTTTCCAACTACTTTTCGTTTTTTATTAAGTCGTTTATCAACCGCCTTACCGATATTTAATGCCTTTGGAAAACCTGTTGCATATGCCCAATAGATAGGTGTGAAACTTACATCAAATCCTACTTCTTGTAGTGTCTGAACCATAACCGTCTGAACATCACTTCTTGGTGCAGACATAACGAATGAGAATGCTCCTGGTTTCAATACTCGTAATGCTTCTTCCCAAATAGGAACAAAGAACTCTTTCATACCATATGTAGATTTGGTCATACCAGGACTCATCCAACCTACTTTTTGAGATTTTGTAGATTTTTTCTCTTGGAATGTATCCCAATGTTTCCCCATAAACCCATATCCGTATGGTGGATCCGTACAAAGTAAATCTACTGAATCTTCATCAAGTTTTTTCAGTTCTTCTAAACAATCTCCGTTGATTAGTTTACTGGTCTCCATACAAATTTCTCCGTTTTTCCGTTCTTCGTTTTGCTATTTTCTTTAATCTATATCGTTCTTTGGCTTTCTTTAAAATTTTGGCTTTATTACGCTCATAATGGTCCATCTGCCACTTTCGTTGGGCTTCAAGTCTTTCTTCTTCAGTATGATATAGCTTTTTACGACCCATTATTTATCTTCGCAAATCTATTTAAATTTGTCCAATTTAACATTATCCAACTATCTAAATTAGGTAATGCACCAAACATCCTATCTTCTATAAACATTGTTTGGAATTTTGATTTTATTAATTCTTGTATTTTACCATTTACAACTCTGTTGATTTTAAGTTTTGCACCACCACTTATATCCACCTCTTGTAACTGCATTAATGTGTGGTTGAGATGCATTTTATCTCTCTGTTTCCGTACTATATTATGAAATCTACTACCTTGTTCACATTTATCAACTATTTCATCTACTGTATAAGTTACTCCTTCATCAGATAAATCTGGAAAGTTCTTTAATAGAGTTTTAGAACCAATCCCCATTACACCCTTTATGTTATCTGATGCATCACCGTCAAAAATTCGAGTCATCAACAAATTCTTTGAAGTAACCCCATATTCCTCTTTTACTACATCGGGTTTATACAACTTCTTCTTTGTTGGACTCCATACTGAAATTCTATCATCAACTAACTGCAAAAAGTCCTTATCAGTACTCATTATAATATGATTATCTTTAGGTAAGAGTTGTTTTGCGATATAGGCAATAACATCATCTGCTTCCACACTATCTACTGAAAGAATGGAAACGGGGAGCGTTTCTAAGTATTCAACGCACCGAGATAGTTGCATCATCATAGAATGACGCTCATCATCCATATTCTCAAAATCGTTTACACGATTAAGTCGAATTTTCTTTGTTCTTCGTTTTGCCTTATATTCTGGATAAAGTTTACGGCGGCGGTTAGACCCTCCTTTTCCATCAAAAACTATAATAGTTCTGGTGGGTCCCAACATTTTTATAGCGTAACCGACTGATTTCAGAAAACCAACTATTCCACCAATGTGAATCCCATCATCATTGGTAGTTGGTATAACACTAAACACTCTGATAAAAGTATTCAAGCCATCTATTATCAGTACTTTTTCGTTGGGATTCTTCGTTATATCAGAACCGCCACCGTGTTTCTTTATCTCATCAAGAATAGAAAGGTATCTATCATTACTCATCACCAACAACTTCGTCTGTATATATTACATCATCAATACCTAAATCGGCAGATTGATATTTAAGTACAGATGCATCACAAATTTTCTCATACAGGTATTCTTTAAGACCATCATTTTCTTCTAATTTTTTCTCAAAATCCTTAGATTGAAACTTAATATCTTTACCCTTGTACTCCAAGGTGTACCATGCTCCTGCAACCTTTAGAAGTTTGTGGTCTTTCAGTACCGTTAACCAACTTCCCTTATCATCAATACCACTATCGAAGTATAAGTTAAAGTCAGCATGACGAAGTGGGGGCCCTAAACGATTCTTGATAATCTGTGCTCTGCACTTCATACCAATTACATCCTTTTTTGTTCCCACTTTGATTTGTCCCATATTCTTCAAACGAATACGAGTTGATGAATGAAATGGTAATGCTTTTCCACCAGAAGTAGTCCACGGATCACCGAACATTACTCCGAGTTTTTGTCTGAGTTGATTGGTGAATACGAGAGCTATTCGTTCTCGTCCAATCATTTGAGTAATCTTTCTCATCGCTTTTGAAACGATAATTGCTTTACTCGTTGCCCATCCGTCTTTCTCGAAATCGGCTTCCATTTCTACTTTGGTAGATGCTCCTGCAAGTGAATCTACAAGAATTGTAACTAACCTATCTCTATCTGATTCTCTAATCTTGGTAATGATACTTTCAATACATTCAAATATATCTTCTACTGTTTCCACATGAAGATATAATAGTTTTGAAACATCAACACCAATAGTTTCTAACCATTCTCTACTAACAGATGTTTCAGTATCAATATACACTGCAACACCACCCTTTTTCTGGGTTTCTGCGAGAATGTGAGTTCCTATTAGAGATTTACCACTTGATTCCAATCCATTGATTTCTGTAATACGACCAACTGCAACTCCACCGTTTGGACGGTTGGAAATTGCAAGGTCTAATACAGATGAGCCAGTAGATATGAATTCCTTGATATCAGTTGGAGTAGCATTAGAACCATCTAAAAAATAAGCTACCTTTGTATCCTTGAATTGTTTATTAAGACTATCGGCGAGAACTTGTGCAAGTTCGTCCTTTACAGACATATGTCTCTCCTCTTAATTACTTATTAAACAAATCGTCAAATGCGTCCGTTACATTAGAAGTGCTACTTACTGCACTCTGTAATGTAGATGCTGGAACATTAGTATCTGATTTGGTAGTTTCTTCATCACCATCACTTGGATTTAACCAATCACCTAAAGCTTCTGCTAATTCATCATAACTTAACTCGTTATATACTTCACGTATATCTTTTTGATTATCGAGTAAATCAGTTAATACGGCTTTATCTTCAGTAATTGGAATTTGATTTGGTTTAACACGAATAGAAGTTTTCGGAAACGATGCTCCGGTTTCTTCTGCAGTTTTAAACTCAACTACAACATCACGACCATTTATAGGATCACTAATATCACCATAATCAGGGTCTGCTATTAATGATAATAGTTCCTGATATACGGTTTTACCAAAACCCCAAAACTTTGTACCTTGACTTTCTTCACCACGTACTACTACTGGTGCGAATGTTCTAAGTTTTGCTTCGAGTTTCTTTCCTAATCTCCAATCTTCACGATTACCAGATTGTTTCAGTTTATCTGCAAATTCTTCAATCGGGTCTGGACGACCAAATGATGTTGGGGAAAGAAAAGACTTTCCACCTAAATCATAATGAAAGAATAATTCTATAAACGGAGTATCTGTATTTAGTTTGTATGGAAGAATACGAATTTGTGTTTTTCCTGGTTGTGGTTTCCACAGATTTGTGGTTCGAGTAGACGAAGTTTGTAACTGAGCTAATCGCTTTTTCACTGCGTTAATATCCATTTGTTATCTCCTTATTATTATTTTTATTTGTTATTATTTAATTGTCATTGGTATAACCCTTGACAAATATAAATATTGGGTTGTTATAAAAACAACCCAACTTTTTATGCTAAATTTGATTTATTATTCTGCTGCTTTAACATTCTTCGCAACAGCACCTTTTGTACCTTCACCGATTTCAAACTCAACTTTTTGACCTTCTGCTAAAGTCTTAAAGCCGTCTGTTTGAATTTCGGAGAAATGGACAAAGTAATCTTTTGAGTTTTCCGTCGCTGTATCAGATATAAAACCATATCCTTTTTTAGCGTCGAACCACTTTACTGTACCTGTGTTCATTGTTTTTCCTTATTTTGTTTATTTGTTACTGTAAATCTTCTCTGATAAAATCAGACATCACCGATGGTGCTGTCGTATCAAAACCTACTACATCTAACATACCAGCGTCGTCTGGATCTGCTATTGTAAAATCATTTGCTTCCATCCCTACCACAATCAGTTTTGCTGGGATTCCCGTTTTCTTTCTATAATCACGAAGTGCTTCTACTGGATGTGATCTACCTGCCCAAGTTTCACTATCTGTATAAACTACGAAAGCGTCAAACTTGAGATTGTTCTCAAGTGCGTATAACATTGGTAATGCACAATCAGTTGCTCCAAAATTAAGATTATCTACTCTATTACATACATCATCTAATCTCATTTTCGGTGAGAGATCAAGAACCTCTAAACCATGTGTAAAACCTGTTACAAGATAATCACTTTCAGTTCTCATCGTAACCATTGCCATTGCGGCTGAACCAACTCGTGGTGTTACTGATGGCATCCCACCACAACCACTCCAGGTCATAGATGAAGATACATCAAGTGCTAACATCACTCGTTTACCAGTTGGAATTATATTATCGAAAGATAGATAGAATGCGTCGTCAAGAGCATCTACTATTTGTGGGTTTACTTCCCATTGACCAGAACCTTTAAGTCCTTGACCACTTTTGTAGGTTTGCATTGCCTGTAATACACTTAATGGATGAATACGGGCCTTCTGCAGTTTCCCTTTATCGGTTATTCTTGAAGTAACGAGTTTGAGAGCGTCACTTTGGGGAGTGAGAATACCGTGTTTGGTATAATTACCTAAGTTTCTGATAATAGCTGTCAATCCCAAATGTGGTAATGCTGTTTCCAGAACTTTAGGTGTCTTTAGGTTAGAAGGAACTGCTTCAAGTGGGAGTTTATATTCTTCCACGAGTTTAGCAGCTTCCACATCTGTCTGGACTGACTTGACCTTCTCGAAGGCCCAAATTATACTGAGTGAATCCTTGTATTCATCTTCCTTTGAAGAATTATATCCTTTTGTAACCCACTCAAATAGTAAATCTTTATTGGCATCTTGTGTAGATGGATGAGATAATCTCAATAAGTCTTTATGTGACCAACCATCTCTTTGTTGATACTTTACAGATTGATATGCTAATTTATCAGTTTCTTTTAACAGATACCAATTTGCGATAGCTTTTCGTAATCCACGTCCCCAACCTCTAAACTGTTCTACATAACCAGCGAAATGAAACAAATGAGTTCCAATCCTTGCTATTTTTGGTAGATTGGTTAAGGCGTATTTACGAGTAAAATCATCACCAAGTCCTGCACACATTGCAAGAACAAATAGTGCTGGGTCGTTTTTAACTGCTCGACCTGTATCTGATATATTGAGAACGGTATCTACTACTCGTTTTCCATCTACCAGAATACACTTTTTTATTGACTTGGCGTTCTTTTCAGTTAATTCTTTTTGGCGAATATAATATGTTCCACCTTCAGTTCCTAAAATGAGAAATCTATTTAAACGAGTCCATATATCAACTTCAAAAGAATGTCCACCTGCGGAATTTGGAACTTGCTTAGAACCTGGAATTGGTTCTGATTGTGGTGTAACTTTTGTGTTGTATGTTGTATATGCTTGATAGCTCATTTAATAAGTCTCCTTTTTTAATTATTCAATTTTTAATATTATTCGGATAAATTATTGCTAATGGAGTTTTTATTGTCTGGTATAATGATAATCCATCAACTCCGACCCGAAATTTTAATATTTTTTGTAGGTAAATCATGTCATAAGAGGTATTGTTCTTTTTGTCAAATGGAAACAAGAAAAACCACTCCAACTTTTTTTATACTGGAATTCGGTCAACCATTTGGACGGTCTAAAACCGTCGCTCTTCTCGTATGGTAATCTTACAACTCCGACCCACAAAATTTAATTCTTTAATTTTAATCGTATACTATATATATACTCCAAATTTCTCAAAACGTCTTTTTTCTTCGCTTTTCTTTAAAAAAAGTGGTGAGTTTCATGATAATAAAAATTATCGGGTATATGTAAAAAAACCTCACCACCATT